GATATAACAGCTACAGCTACAGCAACAATAGCTGCTCTTCAGACTTTAGGTGGAGCAGGTAATATGACTCTTACTGGTGCTGCCGCAACTTTTGGCGGAACTGGATCTTCTCAAAAAGTAAGTTTGACTTCTGGTGGAAACATCAGTGCAGTTACTTTTACAATTACTGGAACTGATTCTAAAGGAGCTGCACAAAGCGAAGAACTAACTGGTCCAAATGCAACTACAGTGTTTAGTACAAAATTTTATAATACTGTTACACAAATTGCTGCTGACGCAGCTGTTGGAACTAATACTTCTGCGGGTGTTTTAGGTGGTGCTGGTGACTTAGTATCAATTATTTTTGGTGGAAGAACTAGAATAAGGGGAATGCACGGTGTTTTAGCTGGTGCAGGAAATTTAACTTTTAGAGACAGTTCTGCAACTGGAACAGCGTTACTAACTTTATCTGCAAGTGCAGGAGATCTAGATCCATATATTCCAGATGATGGAGTATTATTTCCTAATGGAGCGTATTTAACTGCTGACCAAGGCGACATTACAGGTTTAACAGTATTCTACGACGGGTAGGAGGTTAGATGGCTAACACGACTTCCGGCTCTTATGTTTTTGATAAGAACCTAGGCATAGACGAAATTATAGAAGATGCATACGAGCGTATTGGTATGCAAGGTACAGCTGGACATCAGCTTAAGACTGCTAGAAGATCATTAAATATTTTATTTTCTGAATGGGGTAATAGAGGACTTCAATTTTGGGAAGTAAAAAATCAAAACATTGCATTGGTAGACGGTCAAGCTGTTTACACTTTTTATCGTTCACCATCTGATGGGACATCAAGTGGTATTTCAACTACATTATCTGCAGGAATAAATGCAAGTGTTGCTACAATTGGAGTAGCTTCAGTTACAGGTATGCCGACAACAGGTGGTGTAATAACTATTGGAACAGAACAAATTTCATACACAGGAATCTCTAGTTTAAATTTAACAGGATGCACTAGAGGAATTAATGGTAGCACAGCAGCTACTCATAGCACTTCTGATGCCGTATTACAGTTTCCAGTTGGTATGACAGATATTCAAGAAGCAGACTATAGAGTTAAATCAACTTCAGTTGATACACCTATGACAAAAATTAGTAGATCACAGTACCAAGGTTTTTCTAATAAAACTGATAAAGGTTTACCTACCCAATATTGGGTACAGAGATTTGTAGATAAAGTTACGATGACTTTATATTTAACTCCAGGTGCAGCTCAAGATGGAAATTATATTAATTTTTATTATACAAAAAGAATTGATGATGTAGGTGCATACACAAATGCAACTGATGTTCCTTATAGATTTGTTCCATGTATGATTGCAGGATTAGCATACTATCTAGCAGTTAAATTTGCTCCACAAAGAGTACAAGAATTAAAATTATTATATGAAGATGAATTGTTAAGAGCTGAAGATGAAGATGGTTCTTCTAACTCTACTTATATTTCACCTAAAATTTACTATCCGGGGATTGGTTAATGACTACTTTTTCACAAGGTAAATATGCTTTAGCAATATCTGATAGATCAGGTATGGCTTTTCCATATAATGAAATGGTTAGAGAATGGAATGGAGCATGGGTACATGTTTCAGAATACGAGCCTAAACAGCCACAGTTAGATCCTAAACCTACAAGTGCAGATCCACAAGCTTTACAAAGAGCAAGACCAGCTCGAACAGAGTTTGGAACACAAGATTTTTTACCAGATAATCCTTTTACAACTGCATCTAACACAACTCTAACAGTTTTATTTCCAAATGGACAATTAGAAGTTGATGATGTTTTAAGATTTACTGCTGTTAAAAGTGCGGTCGGTGGAGTAACCGTTGATAAGTTTCAAATACAGACAACTTTAAATGGAAACATTACTGATAGTGCAACTACGATAACTTTAACTGATGGATCTAATTTTCCAACATCTGGATTTATTATGATTAAAAAAATAAACAGTACTACTGGTTTATATGAAAACGAAGTAATTCAATATACAGGTAGGTCTAGCAATAATTTAACTGGATGTACACGTGGAACATCTTCTCCTTATAGAGGATTTACTCCATCTGCATCTACAGCTAGCGCCCATGATTCCGGAGCCACGGTCTATGGGTCATTTAAAGTTGCTTCTTTAGTAGGAACAAGTTATGTTAACGATGCTAACACAACGGTAACAGATTATAATAGTTTTACATTAACATTACCTAGTGCTGCAACAGGCACCGCAACAGGAGGAGGATTTAATTGTGTTATTAGTCCTCTCAACATAGAGAGTTTATAATGTCAGGAGTTAAAAAATACGATTACACTACACTAAAACAAGCCATCATGGACTATACTGAAGTTAGTTCTGATGTTTTTACAACTACTATTTTAGATGGTTTTATAATGGGTGCTGAAATGAGAATATATCAAGAGCTTCCTATGGACTCTGAGAGATTTGTTCAAGAAGGTACATTAGCTGCAAATGATAATACTCTTAATGCACCAGCAGGGTGTCTCTTTGTAAGAGGTATTGAAGTATTTAATTCAACAGCAAATACAGAAGGTAATGGAACTTGGTTAGAGAAAAAAGATCAAACATACTTGTCAGAATTTGTTGATAGAAAATTTGGTCCTGAAGGAACTATTCAGGCACCTACAGACACTACTAATTCAGTAACAGGTTTTCCAAAATATTATGCAATGTTTGGGGGTGCTGACAATACTACAGATACTTCATCTGGAGGTATGTATTTTGCTCCAACCCCTGATGCTAATTACAAATTTAGGGTCTATTACAATAAATATCCAAATGGCCTTGGATCTGGTACTGGTTATAATAACAACACTTATTTAAGTACTTATTTTCCACAAGGGCTACTATATGCCTGCCTGGTAGAAGCTTTTGGATTTTTAAAAGGTCCAATGGATATGTTGACTTTATACGAACAAAAGTATAAAAATGCTATACAACAGTTCGCAGGAATGCAACTTGGAAGACGAAGACGAGACGATTATACTGACGGAACAGTTAGAATAAAAGTTAACTCACCGTCTCCATAATGAGGAGAAAATTTTATGGCTAATACATCAGCAATTTGTAACTCTTTCAAACAAGAGATATTAGTAGCGACACACAATTTTACAGCTTCGACTGGTAATACTTTTAAAATAGCTTTATTTGATTCAGACGCAACTTTAGGAGCAGGTACAACAGCTTATGCTACTTCTGAAGAAGTAACTGGAACTGGTTATACAGCTGGTGGAAAAAATTTAACAAGTGTAACCCCAGTGTTAGATTCATCTACAGCAGTCTGTGACTTTGGAGACATTTCTTGGACGTCTGCAACATTTACTGCTAATGCATGTTTAATTTATAATTCTAATGCATCTAATAAAGCGGTTTGTTCTGTTGCATTTGGAGGAGACAAATCTGTTTCTTCTGGAACTTTTACAATTCAATTTCCCGGCGCTGCAGCGACTACAGCCATCGTTCGAATAGCATAGGAGGGTCACAGTGCCCGACGTTTCAGAAGGATGGGGCCGACTAACCTGGGGACAGGCTGGTTATGGTCAAGCGACTACTATTCAACAAGGATGGGGACGTCTTGGTTGGGGTAAACAAGCTTACGGCGATTCACCTATTGTCACACTTTCTGGATTATCAGCTACAACTTCAGTTGGCGCACCAACAATAGAAGTAAGACCTGGTTGGGGTACTCTTGACTGGGGTGAAAACGGTTGGGGTAGCGTTGAAGAAGGAATTGAGAATTTAATAGCGCCAGCTGCTGCAACATCTAGTGTCGGAGCAATAACACCAGCAGATGTTGTAGGATTAACTGGAGTTTCTGCAACTTCAAATGTTGGAACAAATCTTACTTTTGTTATTTCACCTACAATTACACCAGATGGTCAAGTAGCAACTGCTTCGGAAGGTCAATTAAGTTTAAATGATGGTGCTGATCATGTTCAAGGTTTAGCAACTTTAGTAGCAACAACCGCAGTGGGGTCAATTACTCCTGCTGATGTAGTTGGAATTAGTGGTGTATCTGCAACTGCTAGTGTAGGTCCAGATTTAGTTATAACAGATACTCAAGTAGTAGATCTTCAAGATCTTGCTGCTGGAGCAACTTCAAGTATAGGCTCAGTAATAACTGAAGTTGAGTACATATTGTCAGGCCAGTCTGTAACCTCTGCAGTAGGCTCAATTACCCCTTCAGATGTAATGGGATTAACTGGAGTTTCAGCAACTATTACTGTAGGAGAAGTTGCACCTTTAGGATATGGAGATGTTGATATTACTGGAAATACAAGTTATAGTGCTGTCAATAAAACAAATAGTGCAAGTTATTCCGATGTTGACGTCAGTGGCGAAACATCGTATACAGATGTAACGCACGCGGCTTAGGAGAAAAAATTTATGGCTTCATCATATACGGCACTTGGTGTTGAACTAATGGTAACTGGCGAAAATGCCGGAACTTGGGGAACAAAAACTAACACCAATCTACAATTATTCGAACAAATAGCTGGTGGCTATCTTGTTCAAACTTTAAATGCTACAGGAACAGGTGTTACTACTACAGCTTTAGATGTAGATGATGGTGCATTAACTGGAACTGCATGTAATAGAGTTATTATTTTAGGAGCAGAATCTCCTCAAACAATTGCAGGAAATAAAACTGTAACTATTCCAAACGATGTAGAAAACTGGTACCTAGTAAAAAATAGTACAACTGGTTCTTACACAGTAAATTTTAAATACGCTACAGGAACAGGTAGTTCTGTTACATGGGCAACAACTGATAAAGGATGGAAAATTCTTTATGCTACAAAAAATGATGGAACTAATCCAGATTTAGCAGAAGCAACACTTGGTGGATTACCAGGTGGTTCAGATACACAAATTCAATTTAATGATTCAGGATCATTTGGTGGAGATGCAAATTTAATTTGGAACTCTTCAACTGGATTAAACATTGGAACTTCGAAAGAACTAAGACTACAGGACGACTCAGGATCAGAATATGTAGGTATGAAAGCATCTAACGGAACCACGGATTATACTATAACGTGGCCAGCAGGCGTAGCCGGAGGAAATGGTTATGTTTTAAAATCAACAACAGGTGGAGTTTTATCATGGGCTGAAGCAGATGCCGGTGGTACATCATGGCAAGCTGTAAAAGTAACAGGAGATTCTCCTGTATCTGGTGCAGCAGGAGCGGGGTATTTTATGAATACTACTTCTGGAGCCATAACTTTAACTCTACCAGGGTCACCAACTATCGGAGATGAGATCTCGTTTATTGATTATGCAGGTACTTTCGATACTAATAATTTAACCGTTGCAAGAAACGGTAAAAATATTAATGGAGCAGCAGCAGATTTAACTGTTGCAACAGAAAGAGCTGCTAATACTTTAGTCTACACAGATACTACTCAAGGTTGGTTACTGAAGAGTAATTAATAGGAGTTGGAGTGTCAACTTATAGAGAAATTGTAGGAAAGAAAATTAAAAAAGTATCATCAGATCCTTCGTCAGGTACTGATGGAGAAATGTGGTATAACACGGCTACGGGAACTTTAAGAGGGCCCGCAATTACGGAAGCATGGTCAAGTGCGGCACCTTTAATTACTGCAATTTATTATAACTGTGGGGCAGGAGATCAAACTGCAGCATTATCTTTTCAAGGAACCGCTGGTCCTAATCCAACAACAGCTACACAAACAGAAGAATATAATGGATCTGGTTGGTTTGTAGGTGGCGCTTTACCTGCAGCAAGAAGATCAGGAATGGGCGCTGGAACTCAAACTGCTGCTTTATCAGCAGGAGGTGGCTCTGCACCAGGAACTGCCCAAACATCAACCGACGAATATAATGGTACGGCTTGGACATCAGCTAATGCTTTAAGCACTGGTAGAAGATATACAGCTGGATGTGGCACACAGACAGCAGCTATATGTACTGGTGGACAAAATCCAGGAGGAACACAAATTGATTCAACGGAAGAATACGATGGAACTAATTGGACAGCAGGTGGAGCATGGCCTAAAACAATAAGACAAGAAGTTTTGTTAGGAACTCAAACGGCAACTTTAGGAGCTGGTGGTTATTCAACGGTAACAGAAGTTGAAGCTTATGAGTATAATGGAAGCAGTTGGACTTCAACTGGAGACTTAAATGTAGCAAGATATGTGTTTCAAGGTTTTGGAACACAAACAGTAGGTATTGTATGTGGTGGTGAACCACAACCCGCTGCAGCTAACAAAACAGAATCTTATGATGGATCAACTTTTTCTAGTTCTCCTGCTAATTTAGGAAACCCAACAGCACAAGCTGCTTCAGGAGTTGCTTCTCCAGGAACGGCTGGAATAATTTTTGGTGATGCTTCGGGTGGAACAACAGGTCAAACAGAAGAATACAATAAATCTACAAACACAATCACAGCTGCAGCATGGGCAGCAGGTGGAAATTTAGGAACGGCTAGAGCGTATGTTACTGGAGCCGGATTACAAACAGCAGCTATAGTTGTTGCTGGTTATAATGGTTCAGTTACATCAAACGTAGAAGAATATAACGGATCAAGTTGGTCTGAACAAAATAATTTAGGAACGTCAAGATATAACGTTGCAACTTTAGGAGTACAAACAGCAGCAATAGCAGCTGGAGGAAGAACACCTCCTCCAGATACTGGATCAACAACTGTTGAAGATTATAATGGTTCTTCTTGGGAATCAGCACCGTCTTTAAATAGTGCAAGAACTTATTTAATGGGAGTAGGAACAACCACTTCTGGTTTAGTTGCAATGGGTGCAAATCCTAGAAGTACGGCAAGCAACCTTGCCGAAGAATATAATGGGTCTTCTTGGAGCGCCGTAAATACTAATGGCACAACAAGACGAAATGTAGGAGCTGGAGGAATTCAGACATCAGCTCTTTATTTTGGTGGAGGTCCAACTCCAACAGCGACTGAAGAGTATGATGGTACTAATTGGACTGCGGGTGGAAATTTAGGAACGGGTAGGTATTTTACTTCTGGTTCATCAAACGCTCCAGGAAATAGCGCTGTTTTTGCTATTGGAGGAAACACAGGAAGCAGCACGGGTGCAACTGAAGGATATGATGGAACGTCTTGGTCTACAAGACCAAGTTTAGGAACTGCAAGACATGCTTTAGCAGGAGCAGGAACAGCATCAGCAGCTTTAGCTGCAGGTGGAAATGTACCACCATGGTCAAATGCAACAGAAGAATTTACACCAGAATCAACAGCAGCTAATATACAAGATTTTACAACGAGTTAATTATGGCAACTTATAGAGAAATACACGGTAAAGCAATTAAATCACTTAGCACGGATCCAAGTGATGATTATGCAGCAGGACAAATTTGGTACAATACAACAAGTGACACTTTTAAAACTGTAGTATCATCTGCAGCATGGGTAAGTTCTTCAAATTTAAATCAATCTGTATATGATAATACAGGTGCAGGAACTCAAACTGCGGCTTTAAATGTTGGTGGAACTGAGTCTCCTAGTGTTGCAAGATCAGATAACACAGAAGAATATAATGGTTCTGGTTGGGCTACAAGTGGAAATTTAAACACAGGTAGATTTGGTTTAGGGGGATTGGGAACTCAAACAGCAGCGATTGTTGCTGGAGGAAACACTTCTCCTGGTGGTGGAACTACTGCCGCAACTGAATCATACAATGGATCTGTGTGGACAAGTTTATCTTCTCCATCTAATTTAAATACACCGAGACAACTTATGAATGCCGCTTCTATGGGAACTAGCACTGCAGGACTTATGGTTGGTGGTACACCTCCTACAACTGGAGCATCAGAAGAATGGGGCGGATCAGCTTGGACTAATGGTGGAACTATGAGCACAGCAAGATATTCAGCAGCAGCAATGGGGACACAAACAGCAGCTTTAGCAGCTGGAGGTGAAACACCTTATAAAGCTGACGTCGAAGAATATAATGGGTCTTCTTGGACAACTAAAACAAGTATGCCAACAACTACCGCTAACGCTTACAGAGTAGGAAATTCTACAACAGATTTATATGTTGCTGGTGGATACACACCAAGCGCAACAACAACTACACATAAATGGGATGGAACATCATGGACAACAGCTGGTGCTATGGGAAGAACTGCTGCTGGATCAGGAGGTTCGCCTGGAAGCTCTTCACCAACTGCTGGTGTAGCTTTTGGAGGAAGTGCTCCTCCCCCATCAATAAGTACAACAGAAGAATTTAATGTTTCAAGCAATGCATTTACAGCTGCGGCATGGGCGAGTGGTGGAACAGTGCCTTATACATCTAGACAAAATATGTCATTTGGAACACAGACAGCGGCTATAAACGCCGGTGGTTATGTGTCTACAACTCTAAGTACAGCGGCAAGCTATGATGGCACTAATTGGACATCTAGTCCCTCTTTAAATGTAGCGGCTAGAATGGGTGGTGTAGCAGGCACACAAGCAGCTGGACTACAATTTGGAGGAATACAACCTCCTGGAACTTATAATACTAACGTACAAACTTGGAATGGAAGTGCATGGAGTAATAATCCACTTAATTTAAGTGTAGGAACTTATGGTTTAATGGGATGTGGCACTCAAACCGCTGCTTTAAAAGTAGGTGGAGAAAATCCAGGTGGTGGTAATTATACTTCATCTGAAGAATACGATGGAGAAGGTTGGACAGCTGGTGGAGCATTACCAGAAGCAAAATATGTAGGTGCTGGAAATGGAATTCAAACATCAGCATTAATTACAGGTGGATCACCTTCTGGAACTACAACTTTTGAATACAATGGTTCTTCTTGGACAGCAGGTGGTGCTTTAAGTACAAGTAGACCTGGAACACAAGCAGGTTCAGCAGGGGCAACATCAGACTCAAACATAGTTTTTGGTGGTGGACCCGCTTTAACTGTTACGGAAGGTTATGATGGAACTGCTTGGTCAACTAGACCATCTCTTGGAACTGGAAGAGGATCAACAAATGGTAATGGAATAGCAACAGCAGGTTTAATGGTTTCAGGTGGACCACCAAGTGGTACTACAACAGCAACAGAAGAATTTACTGGAGAAACAACGTCTGCAAATGTTAAAACACTTACGCAAAGTTAAAAATTATGATATACAAAATTAAAAAGGAGGACTAAACTATGGCACACTTTATATATGGAGTAGCTGAAAACACGGGCAAAGGATTTTTTACTGCAGAAGATAGAAGAAAATTCTTCCTTAGAGGTTATCCTGCAAACGTCTGGATGGTTGGTAACAACGTCGATGGCGCTATGTGGATGGCTGCCTTA